AAGGATCCTGTCTTAAAGTTTGGTCAAGGTTCTGGGATTGCAGTATGCAATTTTACAGTGGCGGTAAATAGAAGATTTAAGAAAGAAGGGCAACCAGAAGCAGATTTTATTCCTATTGTGTGCTTCAACAAGTCTGCAGAGGCAACAGCTAATTATATGACAAAAGGGAAGTTAGTAACTGTATCAGGCAGTATAACAACTCGTAACTATGAGGCTAAGGATGGTACTAAAAGATATATCACTGAGGTAATTGCTGACGAGGTTGATTTCCTTGAATGGGGAGATAAAGCCTCCGGTGCAAATGCTAATGAAGGTGGAGGTAATAGTGGATCCAATACTGGAAATAATGATTTTGGTAGCGACAGTGATATAACACCAATTGACGACGGAGATATTCCATTTTAGCAATGATATAAGGGAAAGGAGAGATTGATTTGCGCTATAAATTTACAGATAAAGAAATAAACGAATTATTAAGTAAGATGGTTATACTTGTAGATTCTCGAGAACAGGCCAACAGTCATATTACAGATTGGTTTGACAAGAGCAAGAAAAAATATACAGTGCAAAAACTTGATTATGGAGACTATGGTTGTTATTTGCCACTTGGAAGCTTCGAGGGACAGACTAGAGATATTTACTTCACTGATGAATTAGTGATTGAAAGAAAGTTCTGCATCGATGAATTGGCCATGAATTTAAAAGATAATAAAACAAATATTAATGAAATCAAGAAAGAAATAATTGATTTGTTTGGAGAAAAATATCTAGCTAAAGTTTTAAAAACTGACTATAACAGAATGAAACAAGAATTAACCTCAATCAACAAGTATGGAATAGAATTTTATATCTTCATGGAGGGCAAAGATTTTGATGAAGATATAAGAAAAGGAAATTTTAGAAGCAGATATGATCCGAGCACATTGTATAAAAGATTCAAGGCGCTAGAAAGAGAATTTAAGACCATAATACGACCTACTTCAAAGGAGTTTATGGGGAGCGAAATATATAATACTTTGCGCTATGGAGTCAGAAACATATTAGTTCACAGGGGCTTCATGGAAGATGTACGACAAAACTAAAGAGTTGAGGTGTGGATCATGGACTATAAATCTATAAAGGCTCATTTTAAGGTGAAAGAAGACAGAGGGGACATATGTAAGGCCATGTGTCCCGCACACCTTGACAAAGAGGCAAGCCTTAGTCTTAAATATGATAAAGCAAAAGGAATTACAATGCTTAAATGTTTTGCAGGATGTGAAACTAGAGACATTGCAGAGGCAGCGGGACTTAAGGTTTCTGATCTCTTCGATAAAGCATTGAAAGATAAAGATAATGCTAATAAAAATGAAATTACTTACCAATATAAAGATGCTTTAGGAAATATTTTGTTTGAAAAGGTAAGGTTTGAAGCTACAGAACAAAAGAAAAAACATTTTGCTCAAAAGAGAATTATAAATGGTAGTACTGTTTGGGGCCTAGATGAAGGAACATATTATGAAACTTATTCAGGAGGAGATAACTGGAGCAAGAAAAAAAGAGATAAAGTTAAAATGAAAGACTTCCCTATGTGCGGACCGGTTGTCTATAACTTACCTGAACTTATAAAAGCTATTAAGAAAGGTGAACATGTTTATGTAGTGGAAGGTGAAAAGGATGCTGAGAACCTTGGAAAATGGGGTTTAGTTGCAACATGTAATTTCGATGGTGCATCAATAAGTACTCAAAAACCTAAATGGAGAAAAGAATATAACCATTACTTTAAAGGTGCCAAAGTCATTATTTTAAATGACAATGATGATCCAGGCCGAGCACATGCAGACAACATTGCCGCAGAGCTGTTCGGAGCAGCTGAATATATAAAAAGAGTTGAGATTCCTGAACTACTGGAAAAAGAGGATGTTACTGACTGGATTAATGCAGGCCATGAAAAAGATGAGCTTATAGAAATTGTTAATAATACATCTCTTTATGAATATGATGATGCAGAAGAACAGAGTCTCATTAGCTTCAATTTTTCTGACGTAGGAAATGCTGAAAGATTGATGGCCACATACGGTAAAAACATTAGATATAATCCTGTTCGTAAAACCTGGCTGTTATGGTCCAGTAAACACTGGGAGCTTGACTTTGTAGGAAAGATTGAAGGACTTGCAAGGAAAGTAATAAGAAAGTTACAAGTAGAGGGCAAGGCAATATCCTTAGAGGAATTAGATTATGAGGACCGGGCAAAGAAAGAAAAATTAAAAGAATCTATTCAAAAATATGTGTTAAGAAGTGAATCTGATGGAAAGATAAAAGCTATGGTCAATCAGGCCATGACGCAAAGTAGATTAATTATAACTGAAACAGACAAGGATAATTTCTTGTTAAATATTCTAAACGGTACTTTAAATCTTAAGACTGGATTGATAGAAAAGCATGATAGGAGAAATTTTTGTACCAAAGTTGTAAACATCGAGTATGATCCTAAGATGCAATGCCCAAATTGGACAGGCTTTGTTAATAAAATATTCTTGGGTGATGAAGAATTGATTAATTACATTCAAAAATCCATTGGATATTCCATGACGGGCGATGCTAATTTGCAATGCTTTTATATCCTACATGGTAATGGTGCAAATGGTAAAGGAACTTTCATAAAAACTATCATGAGATTCTTGGGAGATTATTCCGACAGTTTAGATTCTAAAAGTTTGATGGAAAAAATGGGTGATGAAGGTACAAGAGAAGAAATCGCAGGATTGATAGGGAAAAGATTTGTAAATGTGAATGAGATGAAAGGGTCCAAGTCCTTTGATGAAGGATTATTAAAATCTCTTACCTCAGGAGCAGATGAGACTGTAAAGGTTAGAAATTTATATGAGTCAAGTTTCAATTTAAAGCCCACTTTTAAATTATGGATGAGCACCAACCATATGCCCAAAATAAATAATGATGATGAAGGTATTTGGAGAAGGGTTCGAAAGATTCCATTCAAATATAAATTTATAGGTGATGACAAAGATGTGAATTTCTTTGAAAATAAGATAATACCTGAGATGAGTGGGATATTGAATTGGGCTATAGAAGGCTGCTTAAAATGGCAACAAGAGGGCGAACGTATCCCAGATGTTGTTAAAGCCTCAGTTGATGAATATAGAATTGACAGTGACCCTATTCAAAGGTTTATAGCTGATGAATGTATAGTTGCAAACAGCGAAACGGTTAGAGTAAATGTACCAGATATGTACAAGCGTTATGAGTCTTGGTGCAAAGAAAATAAAGAATACACACTATCCTCTATTAAATTTACTAAAAAAATGGCTGAAAAGGAATTTGAAAAGGGCAGGAGCAATTCTGGTTTGTATTGGAAGGGGATTGGACTAGTAGACAAGGATCATCAAGTAGGCATGACCGAATGTGATAATATATACAACCCATTTGTTAAGGATTAGGGAATATGTTATTTACAAAAGACAATGAAGCTTATTGAATTCAGGATGGATAATTATATAATAAATCCATCCTGAAGATATAAAAAATCAATATATATTTAGAGTTGTTTTAGATAATTATGTATCATTTGGGGTTTGTTATTAAGTTTATATAGTTGAAAAATCTTACATACAATCCACTTATGAGAATAAATAAAAATGAAATTGATACAGTTTGTAAAAAGAAATCTTTCAAGTTTCCATTGGTAGGCGATTGATTTTTTATATATGTTTTATATAGTTGCTTCAAGCATTTAAAAATATTCAATGCAATTAACAGAACTATGATGGCCAAACCAATTATTTGTGTCGCAAAGAAAAGCACATCGAAAGCGTGGAGTTGAGTTACTGTTGATAGTGTTTTTAAGTTGAGTAATTTGAGTGACTGTTTAGTTTGATTGAGAGTGTTAGAACCATACGAAGGATGATAAATATAAATGAGCATTATGAACAAAGGAAACCACTTTAATGTATTTGAACATAAATACAATTTGTCTAAAAGAACTATTTTACTCAAGGCAAATAGCACCAATAAGTTTATTAACAATCCTATAATTCCGAAAGTAATAACATAGAAAATAACAATGTCCTGATATTTTAAATAGAGGGAGATAACTATAAATCCAATTATTGCTCCTATACAAATCTTTCCGGCTAAATCTTCAGAAGTGTTTGATGATTTCGATATGGGTTTATCTATAGGAGTAGTTCTAAAGTCATAATTATTTGTTGTTTTATTATTGGAATTTTGGTTTAAGGTATTGTTAAAACTGTTGTGATTGTTACTTAGAAGATGATTCTTTATGTTCGAACCAAATAATGAAATAAAAAGAGACAAAATTGAGAAAATAGAACCAACGACACCTAATAATACAATATTATCCATAAAATGCACGCTCCTTAAAAATGTAGTAACACCATTTTACAAGATTTATAATAAATTTACAATATTATTTAAAATATTCCAATTTAAAATATTCCAATTTAAAATGTAATTAAGAATAAAATGTGTATGGAATTTAAAAACCGTGTAGGCTTTGTGTAGGCTTTGTGTATAAAATAATCGACTCAAAGTATTGGCATTGCTCAGTAGTGTAGTAAGTGTAGTAAATTTTTAAAAAAATAGATAGTGTGTAAAACATATGTAATATATATACATATGTACACATGTATTATGTATACAATAGGGAATTTTCCTACACTTTATGCACGAATTATACTTAAGCCTAGGAATACCAATGGGTTAAAGGGCGTGTAGGAAAATAAAAATCCTACACTAATTTAAAATTTCCTACACGAAACAAAAATGGAGGCAATTTATGTATAATTTAGTTATTTTAAAGAAGAAATATAATTCACTTCTTCAAAGAGAAAAGAAGGCTTGTTTGTATCTGGATAATAAGAATATAAAACTTGAGGTTATAGAGAAAAGTTATATTCCAGAGTATCAGAAAATTATTATAGAGCTTAGTGAAGTTGGAAAGCAAATTGAAGGTGCTACCAAGGGTGAGCTACTGAATGGGTTTAAAATTTGAGGAGGGTTATTAATGCAGAAGGGAATACAAATATTTAAAAATGAAGAACTTGGAGAAATTAGGGTAATCGCTAAAAATGGACAATCTTGGATTATAGCAAAAGACGTTGCGACAATATTAGAGTATACAGATGCTGAGGCTATGACAAGAAGATTGGATGATGACGAAAAGCTAAACCTACAAATCGTAGGTATAGGTCAAGCAAGAAGCGTTATAGGAATAAATGAAAGTGGATTTTACAATGCAGTTCTAGGAAGCAAGAAATTAGAAGCTAAGAAATTTAGAAAATGGGTAACCAGTGAAGTTCTTCCATCCATAATGAAAACTGGAAAATATAACATAAGAGAACAGTCTCAAAATATTAGTGAGTTGAGAGAATTTAATAAAATGGTAAGTGGGATTACTAATAAGAAATTGCGTAATAGTTTATATACACAGAGAATAGAGAAAATGGGATACGATGTATCGTTGAGAATTGATAGTAAAGAAGATAATGACAATATAATTCTTATTAATAAATTTCTAGTAGAAAATTGCACCAAGGTAGCAGGTGCTAGATTTGGAGTTTCAACGTTATATGAAGTTTTCGGGGAATGGAATCAAAAGGCTGACGTATTTGTTTCTCCTATTAAATTTAGTAAGATTTTAAATATTATTGGAATTGAAAAAGGCAGATCCAGCAAGGGTAGATATTGGCAAGGGCTAAAGTTATTGAAGAAATTTAAGGAGGCGTCTATATGCGAATAGATTTTGAAGATATGTACCTGGGTCGGATAGATCAAATTAAAATAGATATAAAAAATGCAGTTTGTAAGAAAGACTGGACACTTAAAGCTAAATTGACAGCAGAAAAGAAAATGTTAGAGGAACGCATTGGTAAGTTAGGTTAAGACAAAATACTAAGGAGGAACAAACTTGGATTATATAAGAGAGGCTGTAGAGTTCTTAACCAATTATGATAATTTAAAGACATCATTGATAAATCTTGATATGAGTATTAAAGAAATTACAGAGGAATTAAATGTGGGACAACTCAAAGGTATAGCATATTCAGATATGCCTACTGGTGATAATTCTCAGCTACCAGATGATAAGCTAGTAAATAAAATATATATGCTGCAGGTAAAGAAACAAGAATATGCTTTAACTAAATTGACAATTAAAAGAATGAATAAGATATTATCCAGGCTTCCAAGTAATGTTGAGAGAATATTGAGGGGTTATTATATTTTAGGATATCGAGAGGAGACTCTTTACAAATATACATGCTGTTCTGAAAGGACCTTCTACAGAATAAAGAATCAAGCGATAAGAACATTCGCAGTTCAATTACATGGAATAAGTGCAATAAAGTAATGGCAGAAATATGGCAGTGCATTTGACAGGATATAGTGTATAATAGAGTTATAACGATAAATAGTTAATTAGAGGACACTGGTGTACAACTGGTGCCCTTTTTATATTTAGGTGTAACCCACAAAGGAGATGATTAGATGTTAGATGAGAGACAAATCAGAGCGGTAGAAGCTAAAGCAAAAGGGTTTACAATTACAGATGTGGCAAAGGAAGCAGGGGTTAGTAGGAATACGGTGTACGAATGGATAAAATTGGAAGAGTTCAAGGCTGAGCTTAGCAAACTCGAGCAAGACTTTTTATCCTCAACAAGGCAGGCAGTCATCTCCTATGGACCTAAGGTAGTGGAAGAGCTTAAGAAGCTGGCTACAAAGGGCACGAGTGAGAAGGTAAGGTTAGATGCATTGTCTAAACTATTAGATAAGACAATGAGCAATGCAACTAAGATAGAAGTAACAGATGGCAGAGAAGATAAAGACAATGTATCAGTTGATGTACTGGATAAAGAGATCAAAGAGTTTGAAGATGAATAATATACGGTCATATGTTAATAGTTAATACATACTTTGTTAACTATTAGTTCATATAATCATATAAGAATGTCACCAATATATGGCACACATTGAATGAATGAGGCTATGACTATGATTGATTGTTTCTATTAATGTCGTGAAATTTATATTTCACGACATTGCACTATATTAGTAAGTAACAATTATTATCATTTATAAAATTCCCCCAAAATAAATTCAGGTTCAGATTCATTGAGAGGGCGCCATAGTTTCCATAATATTTTTTTAGCTTCAAGTAGACTATGGATTTGATTTATATGATAACAGGCCATTATATATTAAATAATAAGAGGGTGAGTATATGGATGAATCAAAAGAAAATAGAAAATTGCTTTATACTTACCTGAAAAAAGAATATGGTCCTAAACGAGCTGCTGAATTATTGCATGAGAATAATAAAAATTTATTTGGGTACCATGGACTTGCATGGTCATTAGGTAAAAGGTCATTAGAATTTTTCTGTCTCTACTTCTTGCAGGATGTGTTTCTCCCTAAAGAAGATAATGCAGCAGCGCCAATAGCTGAGGTGCACCATGAACTGTGGAAAGATATACAAGAATCAATTATAGGTCATGGTCCTTCACAAATAGGAAGGATATTACCAAGAGGTACAGGCAAGAGTGCATTTGGAACATTCGCCACTACAATATGGTGCCATTGTTATGGATTTAAAAAATATACTTTGATTTGTTCTGACATAGGATCTACTGCTGAAAAATTTATAAAAGATATTAAAAATACATTTTTAGATAATGTATATATTGAAAAAGCTTTTGGCAAGTTGCTTAATGATCGTGACAAAAGATACATTTGTAATTCTACACAGCTAGAGTTCGCGAATGTATCTTTTTTAGAGGCCATTTCTTCAAGCTCTCCTATGCGTGGTAGAAAATATGATAATTGTAGACCTGATCTTATTATCCTTGATGATTATCAATCCGAGGATGATGTAAGAACTGAAGATGCCAGATTGAAAAAATGGAAGCGCTTCAGCGATGATGTTAAATATGCAAGTCAGAAAGCGTTATATCGTAATGGCAAGTTGATAAAAAAGGGTACCACTTTTATTGCTGTTGGAACACTACAGCATAAGGAATGTTTTTATAGTAGATTGATGAAGCTCCCCACATGGAAGTTTAAAAATAAAAAAGGGGTATTGATTGATGACTTTGTAGATGGAACAGGTAAATTAATCAATGGGCTAGACCATTACTTTAAGACGGGTTTATGGAAAAGATTTAAAATGATTTTATTTAACTTTAAAATTGAAACTCACCTTGAGGATGCTAATGAATTTTATTGGTTACACCAGAAGGAAATGCAATACCCTATGCTGTGGGCTGAATTCTGGGATTGTTTAGATATGGCAAGTAGTTATTACGAATCTCCTAGTAGTTTTAAACAAGAGGTTCAGGGTGATATTAATAGCATAGGTGAGAAATGGTTTAAGACAATTGCTACTGAAACAAGAATTGAGATGGAGACGCACAAATTTATTAAGACTATGTTGTGCGTAGATCCTGGCGCAACTGCAAATGTTAAATCAGATTACTCAGCATTTTTAGTTGGAAGCCAAGCCGATAATAATTTAAAGTATGCTCGTAAAGCAGAACTTGCAAAAATAAATGCTCGTACTGATTTTGATAAGTATCTGGGGCACATGATTTTTTTATTAAAAGAATTTCCTGATACCACTCACGTTTATATTGAAAAAAATACTTTCAATGGAGCGGATGCCCATGACCTTGAAAAATTAATTTTAAAGGATCCTGTATTGAAACATAAAAATATAGGGATTATCAATGAGGCCTCTAGAAAAAACAAAGATGATAGGATTTCAACTATAATCCCATCTATGAATACAGGGCAAATTATATTTTGTGAAGAAGATGAGGAAGCAATTGACCAAATGAAAGACTTTAGTGGCCAGAAATTTTCTGAACACGATGATATGCCTGACATTACCGCTGAATTTTCAAATAGAATCGGTGATATTAAGAGTAAAAGTAACTTTAAAATGAATTGGGTATAAAAAAGGAGGTGAAAAGACATGGGGTTTTTTAATTTTAAAAAAACAGTAGCTAAAGTAGTTACTGGCGTTAAAAGAAAAATGTTTGATGGGTATTATTCGCAACAAAGTATGATAGCCCCTGAAATGAATACAACAGATTTCTTGCGCTCGTATGGTCAAATAGGTTGGCTATTTGCTGCGGTTAACAGAATAAGCCAAAATATAGGATCCAGTGAATGGAAATCATATAATGGCGAAATGGTTCGGCCAAACAGTTTAGCATTAAATGTTCTTAAGCGTCCCAATAGATTTATGAGCCAGTACCAATTGCTTTGGAAGTCGGCGGCATACCTTGAATTAACAGGTAGGTGCTTTTGGTATATTGCCAAAGATGGATTAGGAAGGCCAAAAGAAATTTGGTGTTTAAACCCTTTAGATATTTGGATTATTCCTGATAAAGACAATTTTATAAAAGGTTATTTATATAAGGCCGGAGCTGAACAAATTCCGTTAAGCGTTGATGAAGTAATATTTATTCCATTGCCTGATTTGTTAAACCCATACTCTGGCAAAGGACCTGCTCAGGCAGCTAGTAGCAATTTAGAAATTGATAAATATACTTCAACCTATATTAAGAACTTTTTCTATAATGACGCGCGCCCTGGTGGAATAGTAAATTTCCCAGACATTGATCCTGAAGAATACGATAGGGCAGTAGAACAATATAAAGATAAGCATAGAGGAGTAGAAAACAGTAATGAATTATTATTCACTAAAGGCGGAACGGTAACATTCACGCCTATAGCCATGAATTTAAAAGATTTAGATGTTTCTAATCTTAAAGATAATACAAGAGATGGAATTCTTGGAGCGTTTGGTGTTCCAAAATCAATTGTTGGTATTACAGATGATGTAAATAGATCTACTGCTGAAGCGGCAGAGTATACTTTTGCAATGCATACAATTAAACCAGTGTTGCATCTGTTTCAAGACGTATTGAATAATGAGTTTGTACCAATGTTTGGTGAAGATGAAGAGCTTAAGTTTACTGATCCTGTACCCAAAAATAAGGATTTCGTTAAGGCTGTAGTTGATACTCAAGTTGATAAATCACTGACTAAGAATGAAGTTAGAGATGTGTTGAATAAACTTATGGGATGGAATCTCCCGCATATTGAAGGTGGCGACGTAATTTATCAAGGTGTTAATTTACAACCACTAGGAACCGCATTACCTAGCATTCAAACACCAGCACCAACTGAAGATGTTCCACCTGAGGAACCAACCAAAGGAATTAAAAAAAAAATCTACAGTAAAGTGATAAGAAAAAAAATCGCAAGACAAATTAATAAAAATAATGAGTCCAGGCATCAAAGTTTTCTGAAAATGTCTGCACCTTTACAGGCAAAATTTGAAAATATCATTAATAATTACTTAAAAGATATGAAAAAAGAGGTATTACAAAAGGTATCTGCTGGGAATAAAGATCCTGTGGACGTTAAAAAGTGGAATAAGATACTTCAGGATAAAACCTTAGATGCATATATACAATGTTTTGCTGTTGGTGGCAAGTCTGTAGTGCAAGAATTTAAAAATATTGGTAATTATACGCATAAAGATCTAGGAATTAGTTTCGATATTAAGGATCCAGCGGTAAAAGCTAAGATACAAAGCAAGATTTCAAAGATAACTCAGGTGAATATTGATACAAAACAGCGAATTAAGGACCTAATAGCCCAACAATATAAGGATTCAAGCGATGAAAACGAGAGTTTTACTATAGAAAACATAGGAAAAACCATTGAAGCAGAGAATTTTTCAGAGTTTTGCGCGTCCAGATGTACTTTAATAGCACAAACTGAGGTAATAAGTTCCTTAAATCAGGCTACAAGCGAGACTTATAAACAAAATAGTGACCTAATTGATGGGAAATATTGGTTAGCAACGTACAATAATACAAGAGAAACGCATCAAAAGGCCTCAGAGGATTACTCAGAGGACAAAGCAATCCCAGTATCAGATCAATTTAATGTTGGTGGTTACGATTGTGAATGTCCTGGTGATGATAGTTTGCCAGCCGATGAAGTTTCTGGATGTAGTTGCTGTATGTCTCCGAAAGTTAATGTATAAGAAAGGGTGATTATAAATGAATTTTGGTGAAGCTTTAATAATAGCAAAGTCAGGAAAGAAAATAAGTAGAGAAGGTTGGAACGGTAAGGGAATGTTTGTAGTTTATCAAAAGGCTATCCTCAAGGCATAAGGTGTAATTTACAAACAGCTAAAGCATGGGGATTAAGCGAGGGTGATTTATTCAGATGTGAACCTTATCTACAAATAAAGATGGTTAATGGTTCTCATTCAATGTGGGTCCCAAGTATTAATGATACTCTAGCTGATGATTGGGGAGCAATTAAATAAACTCAAACAATGAGCCACATGTAATGTAGGTTCTTTTTTTATGCGCTTAGGAGGTGAGAAGGTGGAAAAGCAGCTAAAACAATTAAGTTTTAAAGTGAAAGTAGTAGATCAAGAAAATAGAGTTATTGAAATGATTGGTTCGGATGAGTCTAACGATAGGGCTGGCGATAAGATGCTCTTAGCTGGTGCCAAACTAGATAATTTTAAAAAAAATCCGGTGATTGTTGCAAACCATAATTATGGGCAAAGCGAGAAACCGACAGTTATTGGTAGGGCGCTTAGTATAACAATTGAAAAAAGTCAAATGATATTTAAAATACAATTTGCAGAAACAGAGAATGGAAAAGAATGGTTTTATTTATATGCTAATAAATACATGAACGCTAGTTCAATTGGTTTTATCCCAATTGATTTTGAGCCGAACAGTAGCGGCGGTTATGATTTTAAGACTTGGGAGCTATTGGAATTATCGTTAATTTCTGTTCCTTGCAATCCTAACGCGGTACAAAGGGCCTATAAATCAGGGAAAATTTCAAAAGGCATATACGAACAAATAAAAGAATTGGAGGTTTTAGATATGAATGTAAAAGAATTAGAAGCATTGGTTGAAAAATCAGTTAGTGGTTCGGTTAAAACATTACAAGCAAAACATGCTAAAGAAATTAAGGCGCTTAATGCAAAAATCAAAGCCATGGAGGATGCTCCAGCCGAAGATGAATCAACTGAGGATGAAGGCTCAGAAGAAACAGAAATGAAAGATATATGTGATGCAATAGGTGCTCAGCTTGAAAAATTAAGGGCATTATGCGGGGAAGAAAAAGCCGTTGAAACTGGAGATGAAGAGGGTGCTCCAACTGAAGATGAAGCAAAAGACTATTCCGAAGAAGAAATTCAAAAGATGGTCGCTGACAATATAGAAAAAATGATGAAGGAGGCAAAATAATATGCCAAAATTAACAGCAAAAGAATTAGCGGCAGTAGTAGCAGGAACAACCGAAGCAATCCTTAAGGAAAAAGGGTTTACAAAAGTATTAAACAAACTTAAGTTTTCTACCAACGAGCCAGGTGAAATGAGTAAAGAGGAAAAAACATGTAAATACTTTATTGCAAAAATGGATAATAACAGAGCAGAGATTGCGAAATATTGTGGGGGTACTGTAAAAGATTTAAGTGGTGCTACGGCTGGAAGCGGACTTGAATTACTCCCAACTGAGTTTCATGCGGATATTATAGATAGAATAACATCAGATCCTATCGCACTTAGAAATATTTGCACAGTTGTTCCAGTTACATTTAGGAATGGGACTTGGCCTATAGGGATTACAGGAGTTTCGTTAACGTGGGAAAATTCAGATACAAATCCATTAACTCCAACCGCACCAACATTTACAAGCTTAAGCTATAGTGTTATTAGATTAGATGGATATACAGCAATGGCTAGAGATTTAGTGTCAGATTCACCAGTTAACCTTTATGGATATTTAGTAAAACAGTATGCAAAAGCTTTTGTTAAGGCAGAAAATATTGCTATTATGGTCGGAACTGGTACTAATCAACCACAGGGAGTTATTAATGCTCTTAATTTAAAAGTAGTACCATCTATTAACGCAGCTACTACTAATATCTTACACTGTGACGATATGGTTTCATTACCATTCGCAATTGATGTTAATTGGAGGGATGGCGGTGTTTATTACATGAATACCGGTGCTGTAAGACAAGCTAAGTTATTTAAGGATCTTCAAGGTAGGTATTTATGGGTTAACGGAGATATGCTCGCGGGTAAACCAGCCACATTTAATGGATACCCTGTACAAGAATTTACTGCATTATTCCCTGAAAACTTAACTGTAAATGCTAAAGCAACATGTTCCGAAATGGTATTTGGAAACTTAGAATATTTCTACTTATTTGATAAAGGTGAAATGGGTTCTGAAATGAACACACAATCAGATCAGGCTTTCAAAAATCATGAAGTTTTGGTAAAGATGTGGCAAAGAATCGATGGTAAATGTGCCATTGGTCAGGCATTTGCTCTTCTAACTGGATTCTTAAAATAATAAAAGTAATGGCTGTGAGAATTACTCATGGCCTTTTTTAAAAGGAGTCAATATGAAAATTAAAATATTGGTTTATGTGCCCAAAAATGAAATTGGTACAATGATAGATTTACAGCCGGGTGAGATTATAGCAATGGACGATAGTGTTTGTGAAGAATTAATAAAAAAAGGAAAAGCAGAATTTCAATTTTAGGAGGAATAATATTATGGCAAAAGTAGTTAAATTTATAAAACCACTTGAACAATATAGAATAGATGATTGTGCAAGTTTTGAAGATAAAGCAGCGGACAGGGTTGTTGCAGCGGGCTATGGGTTAGAAATGAAGCTAGAAGATACAAAGATTATAGAGCCAAACACTAAAAAATAGAGGTGGTGTAAATGGTACAAAAAATTACAAATGGATATATTGGATTGGGTGCAGACGTTAAGCCAACTACTTATGTACCAGCTGGATTTACATTTTACGAAACCGACACAAAAATAGCTTGGATTTTTGATGGGGCTAATATAAACCCAGTAACTGGCAATGGTTGGTGGCCATTATAATGAGGTGGTTTTATGAGTTATAGTGATATTTTAAATGTTAAATATTTAGTTCGGCTTGAAATAATTGACCCATTGTATAAAAGATATAAAAGACCTATAAATCAAGTTCAATATAATCCCATTACGTGGGCAGAGTGGACAAAAACAATAGGAATAACAGCTAATAGTTTGGGGTTAGAAATGACATCCGATGGCTCAACCTGGATATTTGCGCATATACCTACTAGCTTAAAAGTAAGTACAAAGTATGGGTTACTCTATAATATAGTAAATGCAACTATTACTCAAAATTTTCTCTTGGGAACGGGTTTAAATCCATTTAATAGTGTAATTCCTAAAACCATAGGAAACAATAAATTTGTAATAACTACATTAACGAGTTTTAGTTATAACCAAGTACAATTAGGGATAACAAATACAGACAGTATAGGAAATAAAATTAAATTAAAAGATATTAGATTATTTGAACTTCCAACAAGCTCACAAATAGAAACAGATTTTACTAGTTTAACAGCTGACCAACTCAATACAAAATATCCATTTTAGGAGATGGTATAAATGCCATTAACAACCATAGAAAAATGCAAAAGGTATTTAGGACCAAACTGTCCTGATGGGGATGATGAATTTATAGATGATTTAATTAAGAATGCTCAATCATTAATAGAGAATTATTGCCATAGGCACTTTGATATAAAAACCTATACAGGGGAGCAACACAATATAAATCATAAAATATTTACTAAAGAAACTCCAATCACATCAGTAATAAATATTGTTAGACTTGATGGAAGCATCATAAATACTGTACCTGATTCTAGCGACATGACTAATTATAGAATATTCCCTGGCTATGTTGAGTTATTTGATTATAAATTTGTCACTATGGGCAACAGGCTTAAGTATGTAAACAATGAAGAATCTTACATTGAGATAACTTATACTGCTGGATTTGAAACCGTGCCCGCAGATTTAAGCTTTGCAGCTACTAAGTTAGTTGCTATGGAATATAAAGAAAGTCGCGAGGATAGACTGGGGCTTGCAAGTCATAGTGAGGGAGCTATAAGCGATACCTATATTGCAAAGGGAATAAATTCGGAAATGCCACTTAGTGTCTCTGCAATATTGGATAGATATAGAAGAGTGAGTATATGAGACAAAATATACTTGATATTCTTATTGCTACTATTACTAAAGATGATACAGGAAGAGAAATTAAAAAATGGTCCGTGAATTGCACTTCATTTGGGGGATTTCAGACTGTAAACTATGTTGCTGGTTATAAGCCTTTTGGGGTGACTGATAAAACAAGTAATGTTTTTTATTGTAAGGATATTGAACTTATGAAAAGATATTATCTATTAAAAACCGATTCTAACCAGTTTAATGTCACTTATAGAATTGGAGTTAACAATAGACAATATATAATAAATTCAATTTTACCTTTTCCCAATCATATGGAAATTTACTTAGAGCTGGTGGTATAAATGGCGGGAAGTGTAGACGAGGTTCTTGCAAATTGGGTAAAAAGAGTTGAAGTAAAAGTAAATGAAGTGACTTTAGCTGCTGATAAGGCAGTTTTGAAAGCCGCTTTTTTTTGCGAGGGTGAAGCTAAAAAAAATGCAATGATTATGATTTACAATGTGTCAATTCCAGTCAATGAAAAAGGAATTGCAATGTGGAAAAGAACTGGCTTGTATAAGGCGAGTATCGGTAGCGGGCTTGACCCTGATAATGAACATAGTGCAATAGTTTATAATACTGCACCCTATGCCGGTAAAGTTGAATATGGAAGTAGTGATGCTCCTGGAGCTGAAAGCCCAGGAATGCAAGGCAGACCAGTAATGACTAATAGTGTATTTAATAACAAGCCACAAATTAAAACGATAATAGAAAAATATATGAGGGAGGTCGTAAACAAGTGATAGATAATAATGCGGAGGTTTATGCAATTCTTGCTATAGTTGGAACAACATACCCACAATATCCCACATCATTTGCGACTTTCCCTATAATTTCTTATTGGGATTCTAACCATACTGCTGATGATTTTGCAGATGGTAGAAGTGGAGCTGATGTTATTGAAACCACTGTGGATGTATGGGAGAAAGAAGATGGAGAAGGTAATTTAATAAAAATTCATAAAGAAATGGATAAGGTTATGAGAGGCGCTGGCTTTATAAGATCCAATCCAATTGTTGGAATGTACGAAACGGACACTCATGTATACCATTATCAAGGAAAATATAAAAAATTATATGAGGAAATAGATTAATTAATAATAAAAATTAAGGAGATGTTTTATTTGGGTTCAAATTTTGTAAGTGTAGATAAATTATATTATGCAGTAATGGCAACTGATAGTGATGTTTCACCACTACCATCCTATTCAATACCAAAACCATTAATGGCTGCAGCTAAAGTTCAGGTAGATCCAACTAATAATAAGGTGCCATATTATGCTGATGGTGTAAATATTGAAATGGCACAAGTAGTTACAACAGGTAAGGTTGTTATCCAGGGTTCCACATTGCCTCTCTCTGTACAGGCTGATTTGTTCGGTCATACATTAGACGGCTTAGGTGGATTGACTTATAATAAAAATGATATAGCCCCTTATGTTTGTATTTTTTATAGGAGAACCAAAGCTAATAAAAAATTTAGATATGTTAAGTTGTTAAAATGTATGTTTGATGATACTTCAGATGCAGCAGCTACAGCTAACGCGAGTGTAACGCCTCAAGATGACACTTTAAATGGATCACTTTTCTCGAGAAACAGTGATGGTAATTGGAAAAAGGTTATCGATGATGAGGCAGTTGGTTACGTAGATATAAGCAATTCATTCTTTAACCAAGTTGATGGAATAATTGATGTTATCCTCCCAACTTTAACGAGCACAATTCCGGCTACAGCCGCTACAGCGGTAGCAGTAGGCACAGCATATCAATTTGTTATGTCTGAAAGTATTAATCCTTCTACAGTAACACCAAACAACTTCTATTTAATGAAAGATAGTGATGGTACGATTGTTAGCGCAAGTGTAGCTTATAATGATGTCACAAAGACTGTAACGTTAACACCTACGGTTGCTTTAACCGCTGCAAGCAAGTATTTTGCAATTATTGATGGAGACGTTACTGACATAAACGGTAATCACATCATATCTATAACTAAGAACTTTACGACTGCTTAAAAATGGGGGTATATCCCTCTTTAAATTAAATTTGAAAGGAATTGATATAAATGATATTAAAATTAATGATGGACCAAAGCAACGAGGTAACTAATCCAGAGACTAAAGAAGTAACTACTGTAATAACTCAAGTTGAAAAAACTTTCAATACTGGATTTATGAATGGTAGAAGGTTAAAACAAACAATGGCTATATCATCCGAAGTGGAGGGTCAAAACCCAGATGATGCGACAATAGATAAAATGGTAGGTTACATCGTAGATCTCTACAGTAACCAGTTTACATTAGACCAATTCTATGATGGCATAGCTTCAGACAAAGTATTTTCAACTTTTGAAGAATGTGTAAAAACTATTATTGGGAACACCCAAGAAAAGGCAGAATTATTAGCAGTGTCACAGGGAAAAAAGTAAGTAACGGAGAAAAAACAGAAACAGTAAGTAGCGGTAAATTTTCTCCTATGGATTTTGTATATGAATTTTATGAAACTCTCATGTGGCAAGTTGAAAGAGATGAAGATGGCAACGAACACAAAATAAAATACATGACAATTAATGAAATTGACGAACTTGATGTTTTTTTCTATCTTGATTTAGAAATATACAATAACAACAAAGGTAATATAAAGGCTATTGCAAGAATGGACGCAATGGGATTATAAAAATAAAAGCAAATAAGGATTATCTTATACAGGTGATCTTTTTTTATTGCCTAAAAAGGTAGGTGAATAAAAAGTGAGTGATGAATTAGCACTAAAAATTCCAATAACCGCGGATGCTGCTGGGTTTAGTTCAGCCATGCAAGGAGTAAAGGAAAGTGCTAGTGGTGCATTAGGTGGAGTAAAAAGCCATTTAGCGGATGTGAAATTAGCATTTGGAGCAATAGGGATTGCAGCTGGAGGTTATTTAGTTAGTGCTGTAAACAGTGCCGCAAAAGCAGAGGTAAGCACCACTAGATTGAATAAAATGTTACAGAACCAAGGTATGTCATTTCAGAGTGCCAAAAAAGATGTTAATGAATTTACAAGTGGAATAACTAAAATGTCTATATACTCTGGTGAGGATGCAAGGGATGCATTGGCAAATTTAACCCAGAAAGGATTGTCTTATGGCGAATCTTTACATTCTTCCACTGCATTAACAAACTTAGCAGCTGGGGCAAATATAAATTTAACATCTGCTAGTACTTTGTTATCCCAAGCGCACAATGGACAGTACATGAGATTGGAAAGGCTTGGAATAGTTACAAAAGAACAGGTTAAAAATGGTTTAACATATGAACAAACATTAGGGTTAATCAATAAAAGATTTGGTGGAACTGCCGCAGCTCAGATGGAAACTTATACAGGTCAGCAAGCTATGTTGGCTAAAAGTTTTGCATCTGTAAAAGTAGCAATAGGAACTGCATTACTACCTGTATTGACTGAACTTACAAAACATACAAATGAAGCTTTACAACCAGTAATTGCATTTATTAAAGGGCATTCTCAATTAGCGGCTGGTATATTGGTAACAATTGCTGCAGTAGGTGGACTAGTTGGAGGGTTTGCGGTACTAGCTAAAGTAAGTGAAGTTTTAGGGCCTGGTGTAAAAATAATAACAGGACTTATATCTGGAATCAGTTGGCCCATATTGGCTGTAATCGCAACATTTACATTGTTTACATTAGCATATACTAAAAATTTTGGTGGCTTTAAAACATTTATAGATGGGGTGTTTAAAGGTGCTCTTTCTATTTTCAATGCATTTAAAGCGGCTATATCTGGTGGCGATGTTGGCAAAGAATTAAGTAGTTCTTTTGGTAAAAATACAGGACAAATAAAAGTAGTTATACAAGGAATAGTTGATGCAGTGAAAGTATTTGTTGCTATTTTAACTGGCAATTTCAAATCAGCTACCAAAATCATAGATATGTGGGGCGATGGCTCTGATGAAACTATGGGCAAGGTTGTAAAAACTGTGGCTAAAGTGGCATTAACTATAAGAGATGTAGTAACCTCTATTGTGTCTTTTGTTAAGGCCCATATGCCTCAAATAAAAGCTGTTATTAGTGATGTTTTTAACGGAATAAAAACAATATGGAATAGTGTACTGCTTCCTTTACTTAAAATTATGATAAATAATTTAGGGGTTATTATATCATTTGTCGTAGCTCATTGGCCTCAAATTAAAGATACGATTGAAGCTGTTTTTAATGGAATAAAAGTAGTATGGGACAAAGTATTGAAACCAACGCTAGCTTTTCTAATTACTGGAATTAAGGCTGTGGTTGACTGGATATCTACTAACTGGCCTTTAATACAGCAAACCGTGACTACAGTTTTTAGTAATGTCAAAAAAACAATCAAAGTTGCAATGGTTGTTATACAATCTGTTATCGAGGCAGCTATGACAGTGTTGAAACCAATATGGACATTAGCATGGAATGTTATAAAAAATGTTATAGGCCCAATTTTTAATTTAATAAAAGATATTATATCTACTGCAATGAAAATTGTTGGTGATGTAATAAAATTAGCTATGAATCTTATCAATGGTAATTGGAGTGGAGCCTGGAAATCTTTATGTAATATAGCAAAAGATATTTTTGGTGGTATGAAAAAAATAGTAAACGATCAATTTGCTATTATTGGAGGATTATTCAAAGGGGTTGCTACAACTGCGCTAGGTTGGGGCAAAGATTTAGTACAATCCATTATAAATGGTATTAAAAGCAAAGCTGCAGCAATAGGAAATGGCGCAATGGATATTGTAAATCTAGTTATCAAGAAGTTCAAAGAGGGCTTCGGGATTCATAGTCCCAGCACCGTTTTCCATGGGTTTGGGTTTAATTTAATTCAGGGGCTCATGAATGGCCTCTCAAGCACAAATTTAAAGAGTTTCACTGGCAATATGATTAAAAGTATAAAAAGTTCTTTCTCTAATGGTACTGGCGAAATCAGTTCTGCATTTCAAGGAATGCTAGGTGGCGCCAACGGTATTTTGGATGGCGCTGAGGGATTACTTGGGAAATTAGGTATTAGTATAGGTGGAACTGGTGGAGCAAGTGGTAGCGTTTTAGATATGATAAAAAAGGCTATTGGTATTACTGGAACTGATCCAAGTAATCTGAACGCATTAGCAACTATTGCAATGCATGAAAGTGGTGGTTCTCAAACTGTTCAGAACAACTGGGATTCGAATGCAAAAGCCGGCATACCTTCGGCTGGTCTTTTTCAAATGATTCAGCCAACTTTCGATGAACATAAATTGCCTGGTCATAATAACCGATTAAACGGAGTAGACTCAGCAATTTCTGCTATTCGATATATGATTAGCCGATATGGTTCAGTGAATAATGTACCTGGAATAAAATCGTTAAAACGAGGCGGAGCTTATGTCGGATATGCAAACGGAACTTTTAATGCACTTGGAGGACTAAGCATAAAAGGTGAACATGGACCAGAACTCTCTTGGAGTAATAGTGGTGACAAAATAATAGATGCCCAAAACACAAAGGCATTGTTAAATATTCCTGCTGTGCTTCAAAAATTAACAGAATCAATTGATAAAATCAACACAAACAATAAAGCAACAAATAATACAGGTGGAGATTATAAACTAGCTGATAAAATTTATATAAATAATGATATGGATATTAAAAAAGTCGCTGAGCAATTTGAATTTTATAGAAAAGCTTATGCAAAAGGGAGGGGAGGAAACTAGATGTATGATTCTTTTAATTACAACGGAATAGAAAGTAGTGATTTTAATATTTTTATGTCAAGCAAGCCTTCCAGACCGATTGCCGCGAAGCGAGTACAATATTATGATATTCCAGGCCGCAATGGCCATTTAACTGTTGACCAGGGGCTTTTGCCGGCTACAATAACGGTACCCTGTACAAATATGGATGTATCGCAAGAAGATTTAAGACAAATTAAAGCATGGTTAAGTGGTAGCGGAAAATTAATTTTTAGTGATGAACCTGACGTATATTGGAAAGTTAGGCTTGATCTTCAAGTTGATTTTACTGTTGCTATAAAGCAAGTGCACCAATTTATTTTGGTATTTGACAGCTATCCTTTAGCGTATTCAATTGATAATAATTTAATAACATTAACATCTGCCGGAAAAATTTATAATCCAGGTACCGCAGAGAGTGATCCAATTATAAAAATTTATGGTAGCGGTATAATAGTCCTTAATGTTAATGACAATATTATTAATTTGTCTAATATAGATGGATTTGTTGTAATTAATGCTGAGATGATAAATGCTTATAAAGACACAATTCTCATGAATCAATATATGCGCGGTGAATTTCCGTTTTTCATTGCGGGTAGCAACACTATATCGTGGACAGGCACTGTAAGTAAAATAGAAATTATTCCAAATTGGCGGTGGTCGTAATGATCTGTTTGTATGACAGTAAAACAACCAGGGGCAATTTCGATAATAATGGCATAGTTATTTTATCTGACTGCCTATCTTTTCTCACAACTGAAAAGAACAATGATACTTATGAAGTTGAATTTGAATACCCTATTGATCCCCAAGGGAAATGGAAATATATATTAAATGGGAATATCGTTAAAAATTCTTTAGGTCAATTATTTAGGATTTATCATAGGCATAAAACTATAACTGGCATTAAAGCAACTGGACGTCATATATTCTACGACTTGTTAGATAACTTATTAGAGGATGTAAGACCAACTAATTTAGGTGGAGCTGCAAGCGTTGATTATATACTAAGCCGGACTCAATATATGCATCCATTTACAAGTATGGGTGATGTTGGTGGGAGCAATACAATATATTTTGTTCGCAAAAATCCAATTGAGGCAATTATGAATACCGGTGGGATTATTGAAGCTAGTGGCGGTGAACTTGTAAGAGATAATTTCAATATTAAATTATTACAAGCAAGAGGATTAAATCGTGGAGTATTAGTCAGTTATGGAAAAAACATTGAGGGTATTGAAGAAGACTTAGATGAGGATTCAATTTGCACTAGAGCATTAATACTAGGTAAGGATGGATTAATGTTACCTGAAAAATATATCGATAGCCGGTATATTAATAATTTTGCTCATCCAAAAATTAAAGTTGTTGAATTCGCAGATATTGGCGTGGATGCAGATGCAGGAATAACAGAAGCACAAGCGATAGTATTGTTAAGAACTGCAGGACAAAATTATATGCTTACATCAAAATGCGATGAACCTCCATTTACATACGTTGTAAGTTTTTTACCACTTTCAACTACTGAAGAATATAAAAATTATGCTATTTTAGAAAGTGTGTATCTGTGTGACACTGTTATCATAAGACATACAAAACTAGGTATGGATTTGGAAGCTAAGGCAATATCCATTACTTTTAATGACTTGACTAAAAAAATTGATACTATTGAGCTAGGAAGTTTTAAACCCAATATAGCTACTAGCATAAATAATGCTATACAAGGGGTCAAGCAATCTATAATACAAGTTACGAGTGCTTATCAATTAGCAATAGAGAATGCTACAAAATTAATAACAGGCTCAAAAGGCGGGAATGTAGTAATACGACAAAATGATGCTGGAAAACCATATGAAATTTTAATTATGGATACAACCGATATTATGACAGCACAGAATGTATGGCGATGGAATAGTGGAGGATTTGGTCATAGTGCTACAGGATATAATGGCCCATTTGATACTGCAATAACCCAAGATGGTCACATCGTAGGCACGTTTATTACTGCGCTAGTTATTAATGGTGGACAAATAAAAACTGGCTATATAACCTCGGAAGATGGCAAAGTTAGCATAGGGTTAGATAGTGGTACAGGTGTCCATATAACAGGTTCAGCACTAACATTAACAAATGGGAACAATGAAGTTGTCATTGATGGACTTCATAATATGCACAAGATATTAGCAAGTGGCACAATAACGATAGAAATGGTGGCAGGACAAACGAGCGCGGTATTCAATGTTCCGCATAATTTAGGGTATAACCCATGTTATGCCTGCTATACAATTAATCAATCAGGCGATATTGGACTGTTACCATCCTATAGTTTTTCCAGTAATGTTAATACTGCATTAGATATAGTCGGGGCAACAAGAGCATGGGTTAACACTACAAGATTACAAATTTATGTATTACGGACGTCTGAATTTACTGCTGCAAGCACAGATATTATTAAATACTTTTTATATAAAGAGGTGGCTATCTAGTGATTATATATTATGATCTAGCAACAAAAAAAATTAAACGAACAGAGGACAATACAATGATTCCGATTTTGCCTATGAACTCTACTTTTGAGGATCAAAAGGCATATTATAGATCGCAAAATGAAGATTTTATAAGTTTACCTTACGAGCTAGGAATTTATGTGTATAATTTTAATCTGAATTTTAATGCAGAGGGAGTTTTTATAGGTTTACAACCTAAATAATAAAGGGAGTGACGCAAATGATAAAACCAATCGAGCATTATATAAATATAGATTTAGCAACGAAAATCAATGTAAATCAATCAATAGTTATTCCAAAATCAGATACAAATAGTCATAAATTTATAATAAATGTATTTAATAATTCTGTCAGTTATAATTTAACTGACACAACTTCAAAGATATATTTAAAAAAATCTGATGGAACAGTAGTCTTTTTAAATTGTGTGATTGATAGTACAATTACGAATCAATTAAGTGTTTTATTGAGCACTCAAGCAGTAACCGCAGTTGGGCAAGTGGCATCTGAAATTACGATATATGGAACAGCTGGAGAAGTATTAACATCTGTTACTTTTAATTTTACAGTAAATGAAATAACACGTGATGATTCAGCTATTGAAAGCACGAGTGAATTTACTGCCTTAACAGATGCATTAGCAGTTATTGCTAGCATTGAAAACAAAGCAGAAAAAAGCTATGTAGATGCAAATTTAGCAATAGTTAATTCGAGTTTGGCTGATATTCCGTCACAAATTGCTGTAAAGGTTGATAAGGTTACAGGCAAAGATTTATCAACAAATGATTATAATAATACAGAAAAAACAGAAGTTGCAAAAGTAGCATCAAAAAGAGATAAATTGACACCAATAGAGGATGTAGACATATCTCAAGATTTAAGAAACAAGATGACAGGAATGACTCCAGTAAATAATTCTTTACCCGCTAATGCAAGTGTAACGTTGCCCTCGTTGGATGGTATAGTAAGAAGTTATTCATATCCTTTTCAAACAAATTGTAATTTTACTAAATCAGGGAGTCCAGAATTTGGGGCATCATTAAGAGATGGAATTATAGATGTACAACTTATTGGTGCTGATAGCAGTAAAAATTATAGTATTTCACAGATACAACGCAAAAATGGGACAATTTCAACTATCGATGTTTGGGACTCAGATAGTTATGGAATTGTATGTTCTTTTTATGCTACTAATTATACAGAACCAGTCGGCGTAGACACATTAACTCTAGTTGAAATGAATGCTAGTGGTATAACAGGAACTATAAAAATAAATTGGTCAAAATTTTTGAATCCTTGTATTTATCAATCTTTAATTTTTTCAAATGCTGGACTTCATAAGTCTACATATGCTAATGTTCAAATTAAAATTAATGGTGATATGAGGAGAGATATAGACTTAGCGAGAGGGTTACAAGAAATATTTCTAACAACTTTAGACTATACTCATAAATTTGGTATTAGCACAATAACACGTCAAGTCACAAGTGGAGCTAATAAATATTCTCAAATAGATTTATATGATTATACATCAAACAAGGTTTTATGCTCCTGGTATCAATTAAATTATGTTGAACCTACAGGAATAGATACGCTAGTAATGACCACTATGGATAGTGGTGTTTCTACTGCAATATTAAAAGTTAATTGGGCAAAGATACAAATGGGTGGATTTGCAGGATTGCCTTTATATTTTGTACCAAAAAGTTATGCACAACTTAACTTAGATCTATTAAATACTCGAGTTAAGCGATGGAAAAATAAAAAATGGTACGCTGATGGCGATAGCATGACCGAACAAAATATATATCCTTGGTGGGTAAATCTTTATTGCGAGTTTACAAGTTATTATAATGCAGGACAAAGTGGTTTAGGTATGCAACATATGGCAGAAAAGTTTGCAGTTGAACCATTAACAAATTATGATTTAATAACCGTATTTGCAGGTACTAATGATTATGGTGGGAGTACACCTTTAGGAACTATGGCAGATGATAAAACAGCGGCTTCTTTTTATGGTTATACAAAAATGGTTATTGATGCAATATTAACATCAAAGCCTACAATAAGAGTTGCATTTTTCACGCCTATACAAAGAGGTAATTTTACAGGTCAGCCAGTATTTCCGGCACCAAATAGTGCAGGGTTTACGCTAGACCAATATGTAGATGCAATTATTACAGTTTGTAAATCTTTTGGAGTACCCGTATTAGATTTATTTAGAGTGAGTGGCATAAATCAATATAATTTTGCTAACTATTTACAAGATGGTTTACATCCTAATAATACAGGTGGTGGTGCATTACTAGGTAGACAAATACAAAGTTTTCTTGAAGTAATCTAGTACGACCTTAATACTAAAATATTCCCTAAATGTTATTTATGGTATATAATAATATTATTACATATTAGGGGGAATTTACATGAGTTACAAAAGAAAATCTAATTCTAAATTTATAATAATTGGTACACTGACCGTAGCAGTGCTTATAATTATGCTAGGTATAGGCATATATAGAAATAACCAATTATTAAAAACAAATGCACAAGAAGCAAATATATATAATAACAAGCAAGCAGTAAAAGATAGTATTGCTCAAAAAAAAGCTGACATTGAACAAAAAAAATCAGATAAATATAAAGACAAAAAATGGTACGCTGATGGCGATAGCATGACCGAACAGAATATATACCCTTATTATTTAAAAGATATGTGTGGCTTTGCAAAATATTATAATGCTGGTCGAAGTGGACAAGGCATGGCAAGAATGGCTGATAAATTCGCAGTTGAACCATTAACAAATTATGATTTAATAACAGTATTTGCAGGTACTAACGATTATGGTGGGAGTACACCTTTAGGAACTATTTATGATAGTGAATATGCAAAAACATTTTACGGATATACAAAAATGGTTATTGGTAAAATACGAAAATCTAATCCAAAGATTGAAATAGTATTTTTCACCCCACTAAAAAGAGGCAAGTTTGAAAATCAGCCTATATATCCTGCTCCAAATGAAATTGGTGTACAGCTAGAAAATTATGTTCAAGCTATTAAAGATGTTTGTAACAAAGATTCGATAAAAGTTATAGATTTGTTTAATGAAAGTGGCATTAACGAAAATAATTTATTAAAATATACTAAAGATGGTTTGCATCCTAATGAAGCAGGATGCAAGAAAATTGATGTAGTAATCCAAACTGGTTTAGAAAACTAGATTGCGACGGCATCGGATAATATGTCGACGTCAGCGACGTCAGCGTCGTAACTGAATAATACAATATAGGCACTCGAAAGGGTGTCTTTTGTTATGCAAAAATAAAATTGCAGGGCACGATATAAAATCAGTGCTCTGCATGAATCAGTAAGCAGGAGTACAAATTTAATATACCATAATATGTAAATGTTGTAAAGTAGATAATTATAAAAAATAATAAATGCAAAGTCGGGATATGAGATCCTAATTACCTTTGCATTTATAAGGATTAATGATTAATGGTTAATAAAGTATATAATATATTAATTTTAACAAAATATCAAGTTAATGTGAAAAAAATGTGGAGGTGCATCATGTAAAATTGAATAATTAATCACTGAGGAACTTAGAAATAAGTTCTTTTTCTATGCAAAAAAATTAAGGAGGGTGGACATGAGCGAATCATTTAAAAACATTCTTATAGTAGTGTGTTCTATAGTTGGATCAGTGATGGTGGTAGCAGGATATAATCGACTTACCAAAAAAGATACAGAAGACGAAACTAGGAACAATGCAATAATTTCGACTAAGCTAGACTATGCAATCAAAGGGATTGAAGAAATCAAATCCGACAATAGAGAGCAAATTAAGCAGAATAACGATATTAATGAAAGAATGGCTACTGTAGAATCATCTACAAAGTCAGCTCATAAAAGAATTGATGAACTTGAAAAATAAAAGTATTAGGGAGGTTTTATAATGTTAGGTATTCAAAAAAAATTAATAGGTTACAATTTTTCTAAAAGAAGTTCAAAGGCTCAATATATTGTTATCCATGATGTCGGAGAAAAAGGGTCTACTGCACAGAATAACAAAGATTATTTTGCGGGAGGTGATAGACAAGCAAGTGCTGATTTCTTCATAGACTCCAATAATATTATACAGATAATAGATTATACAAAAAATTATAGTTGGGCCATAGGTGATGGTCATGGGGAATTTGGCAAAACAAATGCTAATTCTCTTAGCATAGAAATGTGTCTTGAGAACAATGGCCAGCCATCAGAAAAAACAATTCAAAATACTTTAGATTTAGCTAAGTACTTAATGAAAGAATTAAATATAGGAATAGGTAATGTAGTCAGGCACTATGATTGTTCACATAAAAATTGTCCTGGTTCTTTTAGTGCTAACAACTGGGCAAAATGGACTAACTTCAAGACTAGATTAGCGTCCACATCAAGTGTTGCTATTCCAACGGATACATTTAGAGTTCGTTTATCTTGGAATAACGAGAAATCTCAAATAGGATGTACAAGTGATCTTTATGAAGCAAAAGATATCGCAAATGCTCATGGTGGCTACTCAGTGTATGATTCAAAAGGTAAAAATCTTTATACATTGGCAGGTTCTAAACCACCTGAAACTTATAGAATAAGAAAAAGTTGGGCTGAGGAATCAACACAAATAGGCGATGTATATACAGACTTATATCAAGCTAAAGATTATGCAAATTTACATGTAGGATACAGTGTATATAATTCAGCAGGTAAGAATTTATATACACTAGCAGTAGCAAATCCAGTAGTATCAACAGATACTACATATAGAGTAGTAACAGGCTCATTCTCGGATAAAGCAAATGCAGATAAAAGAGTAGAAGATCTAAAAAAAGTAGGAGTTGATTCTTTTATAATTACTAAATAAGAGAGGATGTGATTAATTCCCTATCTAAGGTACCTTAATTGGTGCTTTTTTCTTATTTAAAATAAATTCTTGGAGGAATGTAAAATGTTAAAAACAATTTCAAATAGCGTGGTTCTTACTTTATTACTCGTGCTTTTGGTGGTTACAATCGTAATGGTGACCATTATTATAATTTTACCCAAATTAGTGGCTAAAGGTATTAATGTAGAGAAATCCATCGCAACCGCAAAAGATGCTTTAAATACTTCAGACCAAATACTTAAGGTTGCTGATAAGCTATTACCAAACAACCCTGCGATAGACATATTGCAAACTATAGAATCTTATGCTAAAAAGGCAGTAGAGGGAGCAGAACAACTCTACTTATCATCCCAGTTGCCTATCGATGAAAGGCTTATAGAAGCCAATAAAACAATTAATTCCGCTTTAAAAGTACTTGACGTAGAAGTTACACCAGATATACAGGTAGTAATAAACGGAGCAATACAAGCTGAGGTACTTGCTCTTGGGCATAAAGATTTAACAGAAGCACAAAAACAAGCAGCTGTGACCCAATTACAAACTACAATTGCACAATTAACAGCCAAAAATCAACAACTAAGTCAATCCTTCTTACAAATTAAAAATACAGTGAGCACCATTCAATAATTTAGACCTCAGGGAGAAATCCTTGAGGTTTTTTTATTTTTTTGAAGGAAAATAGATATAAATGTAGAATAGTACATTTATATTGGTTATTTATAATGAATAAAAAAGGTTTAAGAAGGAGTTTAATTATGGCTACCTATAAATTCAATAAAATTTTTATAGAAATTAGATATGGAAATGCATTATTTTTTAATGACATGAATAAATTACAAGTTATAATTGATGAATTAAATTACATATTTCCTGTGAGTAATTATGATTCAAATCAAAAGGCTTTAGTACTTGCAAATGTAGAAAAACACTATACCCTTAATATTGGTGCTAATAGGCTGATATTAGACATAGATAAACCTAATGATTTTGATACTTTTAATGAAATAGCAATTAGTTGTATTAAAAGTATTTCAAAATCATTAAATATAAAGCAGTATTATAGAGTGGGAATGAGAAGTATAAGAGGGCTAGAAAAGAAAAATATTGCTGAAGCTAATAACTATGTAAGAAAGAATTTTATTAAAACAAATGATACCGCTTTTAGCGCTTTAGGGGACAAAATGAATAATTTTGGACTATCTTTTTCTTTTGAAAATAATGGGTATAGAATTATGATGAATATTAAAGCAGCCGAAATGCATACATTGGAAATTCAAAATAGTATTGTTAAATCGAATGAACAGATATTTCAAGTACTAGTTGACAGCGATGTTTCCAAAGAAGGACTTTTAAATTCAAATGATATAAATTCTAGCTTTATTAAAGATGTAATAGAGATTAATGTCGATAAAATTGATGCATTTATTAACACAATGGGCGTATACTAATATGGAGGATGTATTATTAAAAAAAGCTATAGATTTGAATGAAAATGAAACCGATGGAAAATTGATTCAATTTCCAACTGTTTCAAACGGTAACAGTAAAATTATTGAAGAACCTGAAATGGATAAAATTATTATACAGGTTCCAAAAGGATCTACGGTTAAATTTCAAATAGTAAAGAATGAAGAAAACACTAGTATATCTAATTTGGTGCCTTTAAAAGAAATAAAAAATAATGAAAGAATAGTAAAAAATGGATATGCAGAAGAGGCATTTACATCAGATTATGATATAATAGATAGTGATGTGACTATAAATAACATTGAAAAAACAAAATTAGGAATTCTTATTCAGTGGTATAATGATGCTAAAAAAGAGCTGCAATGTTCATTGGAAAAAAATAATAAACTTGAACAGCAATTATATTTATTTAAAGAACAAAAGGAATTAATATTAAAAGAATTATTTGTAGATTATAAAACTAGTGTGGGTGAATTAGATACAGATCTGGTTGCTCAAGGTATTGAATATATTAAAAAGGAGCGTAATGATATGAAAAATGTTAGAATAAAATTAGATTATCCTATCCCTAATGTCACAATTGTATTTATAATTATATCATCTATAATGCTGTCCTTCTTTTTGATGTCATTTGTATTAACAGTATTTAATAATATATATATAATGCATCCGTTTTATAGCTTTTCATCGGCTATTGGTGCTTTAGGGATTTTGATTACTTCGATTGCGTCAATAAAGGATTGGAGGGGATTTATAAAGAATGTCAAATGATGACAATAAGAAATCAGAAATATCTCATCTTATAACGTCTGCGTTGGGATTAGAATTTCATACTGACGCAGGTAAATATAATGTTGCATTTACGTTAGGTTTATTTATTATAGCAGTTGCATATGCGTTGGGAGATTATATTCAAATTTTTGTATATGCCTTTAAATTTAATGAAAAATACAAAACATTAAGTATATTCGAAACTGCTAAAGTTCCATTGATATGGGGGGCTATTTGCTTTGGATATATGGTTTTTATTGCTGATAAAAGAGGAAAAGTTAAAAAAGAAATAAACACAGGAGTTAAAAATGAACCCAAAAAATACATAAATAAACCGCCTAATACAAATAATCATCATGTGTCTAAGTAACCAAAGCATGCCAATATTTCAAATGAAGTATTAGCATGCCTTTTATTTTGTATTTCTTTTTTACAAAGGAAAACATTACCCCTTCCAATTTCAGTAAAATGTTGTATAATATAAGAACATATGTTTTGGAGGGGATAGCGTGAAAGTTGTAGCAAAGCCTATTGAAATGGTTGCATGGACTGATACAAAGGGGAATATTAATCCTGTAAGATTTAAGTTGATTAAGAAAGATGAAAGTAGTTCTGTGATTAAAATAGATAAAGTTATTAGCGTAGATAAGGAAAAATTTGCGGGTAATAATATGTTAGTGTACAAGTGCCAGAGTGTAATTAAAGAAGTGGATAGAATGTATGAACTTAAATATGAGCTTGGTACTTGTAAGTGGATATTATTCAAAATTTAAGCCTCAGGGAGTAATTTCTTTGAGGTTTTTTAATATTTTTTTTGATTATTTTAGTAGTAAGAAAAGCACTGAAAATTACACCAAATAGCACCACGCATAATAGGCCTATATTGAGAATATGACTATGCCTATACGTTATTTCAAGTAATATGCGTACCGGTCTAATATATGTAGATAATATATACAAATCCTTTAAGGGAGCCAATTACAACTTTGTCCAATAATTATTTTCCATATAAGATATTACTATTAAAATATATAGGAGAGAGGGGACGCGGTTTTATCGAAAAGCTTTGCACATAATAAAATACCACCACAAAATCTGACCAAAGAACAATTCCCTGATCATGAAAGAAAAGATAAAAAATATAAATAAAAAAATACTGCACTTGGGGGGATACCCAGTGCAGTATTTTTAATAAATATTACATCTAATTAGTTAAAAAGTAGCGTATTTAAATTATATACCAACTTTTAAAATTCTATTCAATTTAAATAATAGAAATAATTGGGATATGAAATCTTTTAAATATATCATGAATATTATATCAAATCCCACTTTTATATTTCTCTCTTTATTACTTAGCCTGGCGTAATTGCTAGGTCTTTTTTATTTTTTGCTCTAAAGAATAAAAAGGAAAACATTACATCCTGAAATTTCGATAAAATGCTATATAATTTATATGAAGGTGTCACAAACAAATGATAAAGAAGGTGAGAAAGTAATAACTATGGAGAAATTGTTGACTCAGAAAGATGTAGCCGAAAGATGGCAATTGTCAGTAAGAGCTGTGGAAGGGTGTAGAAAAGCTGGAACTATAATAGCGGTAAAGGGAGTCCCTGGAATAAGGTTTACTCTCCAGCATATCGAGGAAATTGAAAGCACTAAAACTGATAGGTTTTCTCCAATCGAAAGAAGAAAGCTTGAAAGAGAAATTGAAAATCTTAAACAAAAATTAGCCGCTTATGAAGATGCGAGGGCAATTTTATTAAGCGTTACATCTAAAATTATTAATTTATAAAGTAGTAAATATATTAGTATAAAGGACGAGGGCAAATTAGGTGCCGTAGGATAAACAATGTTAGACGTTTTTTAATTTAGGTAGGTGTTGTAAATGGAATTGCTTTATACAGTAAAGGAAACTTCAAAAATTTTAAAAGTTGGAATCCATAAAGTCTATGATCTTATAGATAATGGGCTGTTAGTTACGTTGAAACTTGGCTCACTTAAAATACCAGCCATTCAGTTGGAAAAGTTTATTTCAGATTATACAGGAAAAGATTTAACAGATTTAAAGAACATAAAAGATTTATAGTATACAAACTTAAAAATTATACCCATATAAAATGTATTGGGGCTTATCCAATGCATTGAATTACAGAATAATAAAGGAGTATTGCAGTATTTAGAGAAAGGCACTGGTTAATCCAATGCCTTTTAATTTTTAACCTTTCTAATTAAAATAAATCCTTTACTAACAAAACAAGGGCCCATGATCCGGTTTTATATTTTATCAGTTTGCTGGGAGCCACTTTTAAAACCTTGCTTATTTTTATTAGTAGATCTAATTTAATATCCCATTTATTATTCTCAATCTCGCCTAAATAACTTCTACTTATGCCCACCTTTTCAGCTAGCTCATTTTGAGTCATTCCTTTAGATTTTCTAAATTCTTTTATCTTTAGTGTATACATGTCCATATTTTAATTATATAAGTGGCTGATACCAATGTATACAAGTAATTTATTCCACTTGGAATCACGTGATGGTTCTTGTATGCAAGTACCTTTAAATTTATAATTGTGTTAGGGTGATAAGATGTTGGTACATAGAGAAAAAATAAGCAATTCTATAGAAAAAGAATTGTACGCAAAATTAAAAAAACTATCTGAGAAAACGAGAGTTCCAATATCAAAATATCTTGATGAAGCTATAGAAGACCTTTTAAAGAAACATCTTGCTGAAAAGTAG